AAGGGGCTCGCGGTGAGCCTTTGAGAGGCTCTGCGGAGTTAGCGTACCATCGATGTCAAATCTATTTGTAAAAGTCCTGCTCAGAACGGTGTTTCGTTTCATGATTACCCCCTGTGGATAACTTCTGTGGATAACTATTTATCCGTTGAGTAAAAGCCCTTACCCTTAAATACTGCTGGAGTAGCTGCAATTAACTTAATCATTGGCTCATTGCAATAGGTGCATGGAATCACTGGTCTATCGTGCCATCCGTGAGTGATCTCTTGACTGAGATTGCATTGGTTGCATCGGTAGTCATAGGCTGGCATGTTAAGCACCTCTGTATCATGTAAGACCCACAGCCTGTGCAGCGGTCAATGTCTGCTTCTGTGGGTTCGCTAGTAAGATGACCATATTTAAGTTGAAGTAATGGTAAGAGATCCTCTAGACGGATGATGGCGGCATACTCTCGCGCATCTTCACCTTGTCCGTTGAGTCTAATAACTCCGAAGCCTAATTCCCCCGAAATGGCTGTCCGAGCTTTCAATTGCTTTATGTATGCAAGAGGTTGAAATCCAGCGCGGGCTTTGACTTCAACATCGAACGGCACATTAACAATATCCTTACCATTACCCCTTCCCACACATGCGCCCTGCCATACAGTCGATAGGTACTGTGCGACAACACGCTCTGTGCGGAAACCTCTGTGCTTTCTTGCTTGACTAGCCATTGACTGCTTTACACTTAGCGCATTGCCATGTGACAACGCCATTGACTGAGTCAGAGGATATGTCCTCTAAGTCTCTGATTGCAACTGGCTCATTGCACAGCTGACATGGTACGAATGCTGACATTAGATCGACCCACTCACCATTGATCTTAATTCCTATGTTGCCCATTTATACTCTCGCCTTCTGTGGTTGCCACTTACCATCTGATCCGAGCTGATACCAAACAGGTGGACAGTCAGACTTAACGCCACCGGCATTCATGTGAGCGCATTGATAGCCACCCCAAGCACGACCATTCTTCTCACCATCGCGCCAGCGCATTGCCCCATGAACGCAACTCGGTGATTCCTGTGCTTCTGCCGTCCCAATGATTGCAGCCACAGTCTGCATTGCTTTGTCAAGCGTGACAGGCGCATCAACCACACCTTTATATTCTCCAACAGGTGTAGTCCAATAATCCTGATCATCTGCCTTAACTTCTTGAACAGGCGGCTTAACTGGCTTAGCAGCTACGACCTTGCTCATTTCTTCTCGGCTTGGACGCTTTCCTTTAGCTGCATAACCCGCATTTGCAAGTGCTCTGCCGATCGCAGAAGTCTCGCAATTCTCCAATGCTGAAGTGCTATTAACACCGCGTTCGCTAATCGTTTCCTCGGCATAGCCAGTAGCCCATGAAACTTCATCCTTAATATCCTTGTAAAGATAAGCCTTAACAATGTATCTATTGCTCTGGAAGCTTTCCAACTCAGTTGCAATCCGAAAATTAGGATAATCTTTAATAAACTTTTCAAGTCTCACCTCTACTGTCTCGTAATCGGCTAAATTAAACATACAGTTCGTTTTCCTCTGTGGCTAGCTGCCCTGCGAGTGCGCCATAAGAGCAGAGATCGACCCAGTTGTCGATGTGTTGTGCTGATTGATTAGTCCTTGCAAGTTTAACCAAGACCATGATCCCTGCCACTTGATAATCGTGTATCGGTGTTTGTAAGTATGCTGAGAGCAGCATTGCTGTGTGTTGCAAGTTATCCGCAGGATGACCATATGAGAGCCCACGATCACGGATCGTGTCGGTGGCTGTGAGAAGGATTTCATTCGCTCTCATTCCTGCCCCTTGATGCTGCGCCCACGATGATATCCCTCGCGCAGACCCTTCTCGTAGCTTCTTTTCGATACATCATAGAGAGCTACACCAAAACCGAACAACATGCCGATAATGCATATAAGTAGCAGCTTATCTGTGTTTGACATTTCTTACCTATCTGTAGCAATGCCCTTGATTGCTTACAAACTTAGTGTGACATAACTGTCCGACTAATCAAGCACATTCTGGTAACGAAATGATAACGATTATCTGGCTCGTCCGTAGGTCTTTCCGGACACGATAAATGTCCCGTCCTTCTCGATATTGATTAGATCTACCTGCACCTTGTTGCCATGTACATACATGATGGCGAATGCCTGTTGCCAGTTAGCCACACCCTTAGTGTAAGCCGCTTGCTTAAAGTCCATAAGATTGCCTACCTCGACACCATGTAGGACACGCCCTATACGACCCCCAGAAGCCTCTGAGAAGGCTGAACGCCCTGCTCTGTGGGTATGACCTGAGATGACATTCTTTCCATGCCTACGAGCCGCTTCTAGGGCTGATAGACCCCCTTGTGGCTTGATGGGTGTGTGGTCTCCATGGACTGCAATCCAATTAGGTGCAATGGGCATTGGATTCTTATGAAAGGTTATACCCAGTTCATCAAAGCGCATAAACTTTTCAAAGCGCAGCTCTGGCAATGCTCCGAATGCTGGCACTTTAGCCATGATGATGTTATACAGGCGATCTGTGTGATTGCTACGGATGCAATCTGTTACGCCCAACTCCCATAGCAAGTCCACAGCTTCATTGCGGTCATCATCGAGCGTTTGAGCATAACTGCCCATGCGCCCTTCTTCCCACTTAGATATCTGGGGTAGGTCAATCTCATCGCCTATGGTGACTACTTGGTCAGGCTTAAACTTCTTGATGAAACTAGCAAGATTACGAGTGGCTACCTTATCTTCATATGGTACTTGAAGATCTGACACGACTACGATTCGCTTAATCGTCATCCTCATCTATGTAATCGCCTAACTTCTCTGGCGGTATTCCATCAGGCAAGATCCAATGCGGGTAAGCCTGTGGCTCTGTAATCATGAACATGGCAACATCTTCTGCAAAACCTGCACGCTTGAGAGAACAGAAGTATTCATAAAGCCCAATGCAGTAAGCATCTAACTTTGAGTAGCCTTGTTCCTCTAGAGCTTTAGTTGCTTTTCTAGCCATAGCACTATGTTACCTGTCGAGAAGTATGTTGTAGATCTCATCCACTCGCGTGTTGAGTCTTTTGATCTCAGACAACAGGTGTGTGATTACATAGCCAGACAAGCCACCGAGTGCTGCAATGGTGGCAAGGTAAAGCGTGAAGAAGTCGGACTGTGTCACTTCTTGATGCCCATAGAAGGATCATTAGGTGAAAGATAGCGCAGTACAGGTGGAAGGATGGAAGCAATACCAGCTGCGATGAGTGCCTGTGGGTCTGTGACCCCTGCTGCATACATTGAAATTGCTGCTACTAAGAAGGCTCTAGCCCAAGATCCTGCTGCTGTCTTTAGTTCATTCATTCTTTTGCTCCTAACATAGGTACTTGAAAAAAAGCCCCAGCATCGTCAGCTTCTTTCTTAAAGCTGAAGTGCGCGTGTTTGATGTGTTTGTTAGATCCTGTGTATTTGCGCCACTTCCAGTTAAGGATGCTGGAGCAGATACGCCCATCAAATATGATGTAACTGATTCGCTTCTCTGACTTAGACTTGCAAGCGAGACGAACCTGATCGACAATGTCTGGCATAAGATCTGGCTTTCCGCCTTTGTGTAAGTCGCGGTCAATGTCAATGGCACGAACCCACCCTTGCTCATCTGGATTATGATCAGACTTGCGAGCAGAGTGTCGGGTATCACCGATCCACCCATCCGAAAGCCTATCTCTATCTGGGAAGGTGTCATCAAACTGTTCGCGTAGCTGTATCGCAGCCTTACTTAGTTGAGGTTTCATCGATCACACTCGGTGTGGATTGTTCCGCTTCTGGATTTAGATAGCGTTGATAGTTTGAGTTGGCTGGGTCTTTAGAAAACTCCCAAACAGAACCATCCTCATCTATTCTACGGATTAATTCTTGACCGCGTGTGTTCTCAAAGATTTCATAAGTAGGCATTTTATAACTCCGCACTGAACTCTAGGTAATTGTTAGCATTTCCATTTATGTAAGAAATTCCTGCTTGACCGATTGTTGCGCCTGATACCGTAAGATTTAGGCTTACAGTTCTAAATGCAACTGTATCTAAGGTAATTGCACTGGAAACATAATTTACATTTGTATAAGTTGAAATAATGTTTCCAGCACCAGCACTAAATGCTGGGTCGCTTCTCATTTGTACAGGTAAAGTTATTGGAACTGTCGCGCCTGTAGTAGTACCAAACATAGCAATTCCCAGTGCCTCATTTGTGGGCAAAGTTGCTCGGTAGTAATACCGATTACAAGCGGCTAATTCTCCTTGAAGTGTTTCCGCAGCGCGAGTGAATGGAGTTGCCTGAGATCCTGATTCTACTTGCACGCCTGTCACCTCGAACCAGTCATTTGCTCCAGCAGTACCTATAAAAGCACCACTCTGAATTGCAAGTGTCAATTCTGTAACTGTTGAAGCCAATGCTGCTGATGTTGTAAAAGAATACCTAGCCCAAGAAGTTGTAATTGCTTGGCTCGTGCTAATTGGTGTGGTCTGTCCTGTGTAACCTGAGGTATAAGGATTCTGATCTGTGCCTGTTCCTGCATACAAAACAACAGTAATGTTGCTAGATGAAACAGAATAGTTAGCTCCAGCCTTAGCCCAGAAAGAAACTGTGACGAATTGACCTTGCAAAGATGTTGCGGTCGGCGATTCTATAATCTGAACTAATTGCGTGTTTTGAGTATTTGTGTTTCCGCTATCACGCTGAACACGCTGTGAGTATGTAAAACCTGCTAGTCCAGCTGTCTGTCGGCTAATTGTTCGACCAGTTACGGAGTTGGCATAAACGCCCCAGCGATCAGCTGCGCCATAATTGAAAACTGCTGCTGGCAATGCGTAAGATGTCCCTCGTTGCCAGAAGTCCATCGCTCCGTTAATTATCACATTCTTAGAGAATGGGCGGAACAAGAATGTGTCAATATCCTGACCAAGCAGAGCGATCTGAGTCGCACCATTTTTTACTAGGTCGCTCGATGTAGGAACATCAAAGCCATAGTTAGTAGTTGTTGTTGCCATTAGGTTAGAGCTCCTGTCGCGTTGCTATAGATAAGTGTAGCATTTACACCTGTCCAGATTAGTGAGGCTGGTAATACTGTTTCCCATTGGGTTGTAGATAGTGAGAAGTCTGTTGCTGAAACAAAAAGAGTCATCTCTGTAAAACTAGGTGTAGCTCTAAGTGCCACATTCTCAACAAAGCCATCAAACTGACCATCAAGCAAGTTGCTTGGTAGGTTGCTGATTAACATAGGCTGACCAAAAAAGACTCCGATAAGGCTGTCAAGCATTGCAGTTGGAATGTCTGGATTATCTAGGCGAAAGGTAATTGCTCCCAAAGATGCTCTAGGGTTAGCGCGCAGTTTAAGCTCTCTAGCGGCAATATCCGTGATGTCTGCAAGGTTCTTGATGTTAGAGTCGAACGAACGCTCAAAGAGCCCGTAAGAGGCTATGGAGTCTGAATCAGAGATACTGTATGTGCTGCCGTATCCTGTGGCGTAGCGATAGATAAGGCTGTTACGCAAGCGAGCAGTCTGAGTTGTGGATGTGATAGAGGTAGGTGTTGCATACGCGCCATCGATGTTAGTAAAGCCATTTGCTGCGAGATAGTTAGATCTGTGATCTGCATCGGAATATGAGACATCCCCATCCTTTTCCTCGAAAACGGCTCCGAGTGCGCTATTGGCTATCTGATCTGCAAGACTCTGAGACTTAGCAGAAGCACTAGCACCTAAAGCGATCATTGTGTAGAAGCCTGAGTCGATTGTGCCTATGTAGGATTCTGCTGTTTCCCATTCCTGTGTTGCTGGATAGGTATCCCATGTGACTGTAGGTGTGACTTCATTCCAGTTAAGATTAAGAGCTGCGCCTAGAATGGTTGCTATTTGTGCGCCGTCTAAGCCTTCTGAAAGTGCTGTGTTAAAGATAGCCTTAGCAAGTCTGGCAAGTGAGCCAATGCCTAAGATTGTGCCTGTGGTGATATAGCCGCTTTCTTCTGGGCTACGCACACCAATGTTAAAGTCTGAAACCTCACCACCAAATACAGTCACATAAGTGCCAGTAGAGTTTTTAAGCTCTAATGTAATTGGCTCTGTGACATTGATGGTAAAAGGTGCATTGTTAGTATTGACAATCTCTACTCGGCAGTAACCTGCTGTAGGTTGCCGATCAATGTCTAAGCGACCAGAGGCATAGGAAACAGAGGTGACAGTCGTATAGACATCATCACCTACTGTTACTCGCCATTCTGGAAGCCATGTCATGCAGGTACATAACCTCTCAATGTGCCACGGGCAATAGCATCGTTAAGCACTTGGTCAATGGCTTCTGCAATAGCGTTAGGATCGCCGATACCTGTCTGCACATTGATATTGATTGTATCGCCGTTATCGCCAGCTCTAAATCTTGCTGGGTCAAAACTTGAACCTGCGTTAATTGTTCCGGGCACTAGTAATTTCATTGCAGCGCGTTGTGATTGCTCATCAACTTCTGGCATAACTGGAGTGCTTAGGATTTCATCAATATGCTCTTTAAGAAGTGCATTGATTGCTGTTCCCGGAGTTGTCGTAGCGCGTAGATCTATAAGAGATGCTGCTGGACCAGTAGCACCACCACCGCCACCACCGCCACCACCGCCACCACCTGCGCTAGGTGCGGCAAGGCTAGGCACTTTAATCTGTCCTAATAAAGCAATAGCATCTTTAAGGTTTTGTAAGTTGATTAGATCCTTAGGAAGAAGGCTATCAAGGATAGATTTGATGTCTAGCAGTTTCACATTCTGTTGGCTAAGTACGCCAAGGATCTTCATGTCCTCGTTCAACTTCTTTGTGGCTGCTTCGATAGCTGCGGCATCCTTAGAAGCGATTGCATCTTCTAATTCATTGATTGACTTCTTGACATTTAGGCGAGCAATATCATTGGCAATCTGTAACGCCTGTGCTGAGGTGCTTGCCTTGCCTAGTTGCTCTGTTTGATTGGCAAGTGCTGCTGCAATCTGAATTTGATCAAGGTCAAAGATATCGCTGCCCTTAGCAAGTGCTGCCGTAGCCTTGTCGATGGCTGCCTGTAATCTCTTATCTTTGAGTATCTTGGCTTGATTAGCAGCTTGCTCTTTAGTAAGTTTTGTTATTGCCTTTGAAGCTTTAAGTGCTGCTGCATCTGCCTTTTGTGTATCCTGTGAGGACACAGACATGGAGATGTTGCCCATACCCTTGAAGGCATCTGGGTCAAAGTTATTAAAGAAGAAGTTCTTTGGATCAAAGAGTGATTTAGTAATGGCAATGAACTTGCCTGTCTCGCGTGCAAGTCCAGCAATTCCATTGGCAATGCGATCGATGCCATTGACTAGTGGGTCAATAGTGCTAGAACCAGATGCAGTCTTAATTGCATCGACTAGACCTTCACCGATAGTTTCCTTGGCATTGTTTCCAGCAACAGTCAATTTAGCAAGTGAACCTGCATAGGTATCAGCTGCCGCTGCTGCCTGACCTGCAAAAAGAGTTGCCAAGCGTGCTTGGATTTCCTCGAATGAAGAAGATGTGAGTTCAGCCTTTGTAAGTCCTACACCTAAGCGACCTAGTGCCTGAGTCTGTCCTAGGTATGCCTTCTGTAAGCTCTGTGATACTTGGGTAAGGCTTCTGCCTGTACCTGCGCTAATGTCAAGTGCTAAGCCTAGTAATTCCTGAGACTTGGTGACTGATAATGTTGCACGAAGGAAGCGATCCATTGCAGGGCGCAGCTCATCATCAAGCACACCTGTCTGCATTTCAAGGCGAGATATGAAGCCATTAACTGTGCCTACATTTGCGCCATAGGCAAGACCTAGATTTTTAAGAGTTGTGCCTAATGCCTTGGCTGCCTTGTCATCTTCTGCAAAAGCCTTAACAGATGCCTTGCCATAAGACAGAATTTTCTGTGCGCTGTACACAGCAAGTAAGCTTTTAGCCAGACCTTTAACATTCTTGGTGAGTTTGTCTGTGGCTGTTTCAGCATCCTTGAAGGCTTTTTTACCCGTGAACTCGGTAGCGATATCAATGACTACATTTGCCATGATTAGCCTCTCACACTTGCTCGTTGATTAAGTTTCGCTGCCGATGATGAAATGGCTTTAAGAACGCCGTTTCTGGCTTTTCCATTGTTCTCATCATAAGCACGATAAAGTAAGCGACCTTGCATGCGATCTTTTCCTTTAAGAGGTGCGCGATACTTGCCATCTTGATTAAGAACGAATGTGCTATTAGGCGTTACCTTGCCCATTCTTTCGTAAATAGAACCTGCTCGGCTTTTGTTAAATACCTGAGCAATGGCTCTAAATCCTCGTGAGTTAGCCTTTGATGGACTTGTCTTAAAACCAATGCGCGATCTAACCTCGGATGGGTTAAATGTAGGAAATCGTCCCTCGGACATTTGACGAGGTAGCCATCCACTTAGAACGCTTCCGCGATCTGGGACATAGCCTTTAGCCGATTGGCTGATTGGTCTAATTGCTGTTTTGATTTCTTTTTGAGTTTCTTTGGCTAGATCAGGTGTGAACTTGCGAAGGGCTTTTCTAAGCTCTACCGCGCCTTTTACTGTTGCTGGCATCGCTCACCTCTTTCGCTTCATCTCTAAGCCCTTGCACGAGTGCATCGAGCATAACCTTATCCAACTCCAATAACTGCTGTGGCGCGATTCCCAACCTAATGCTTAGCCTAGCAATCAGGTAGGTGAACGGAAGATCGCGCTTTAAGCTAAAGGGTCTGAGTCTAATACCTCAACACTCTTAAGTGTCTCGATAAAGTCAATCCCAAAAGGCTTAACAGATTCACCTGCTCTGCGTGTTACTTCCCAAGCTAACCAATAGACTGAGGTCTGCATTTCATCATCCCTGAACGCCTTATGGAACCCTTTTTTTGCCCATTGTTCAAAGCTGTATTCAACAGCAGGCGATATTTCGCCTTCCAATGTGCTTCCATCTGTACGAACTATCTTTAGTTTTGCCATGGTTTTGCCCCTTTAGTTTAGTTTTAGAATGTGCCTGTTGATGCTACTGCAACTGTTGAGTTAGCAGTAAATGTAATCGATTGTGTGCCAATGTCGCCCACAGCGCCGTTAATGTCGGTGGTGTTGTTAATCAACAATGAGACTGTGTACAGAGGGTTAGTCGCTGAGACTGCTGTTCCCTTTGTTTGTAGGAATACTGCTGTAACAGTTGTTCCCCATGCAGCTTGTAGTGTTGCCAATACATTGGCTGTTGCTGTGTCGTTTAGGAAGTCAATAGTCACAGTTGATGACTCTAGACCCTTGACGAACTTGTGTGCTGAGTCACCCATTGCTGTGACTTCTAGCTCATCGAATACTCGGTTGATTGTTACTGCTGTTACATGGTCAGAAAGATCGACTGAGTTGATCTTCACGCCCACATTGTTATTTAGAAATACAGCCATGAGATTTATTCCTCGTCTTTCTTGGTAGGTGCTGGCTTTGGTGCTTCTGGCTTAACCTGTCCGATCTTGATCAGAAAGGCTTCGTTCTCTTTATCCCAATCGGACATGATTAACTCCAACTTGTTAAAATAGATACGGACATCTCGCAGCTGAGCAGTTCCCCACTTGCAGCATTGAGAATACTTGGTGCGCTGATTGCGCTTACATTATAGGTCAAAGATGACGCTGCGAGCTTAGCGAACACGCCACAAACTGTATCTTCTATTCCGTTAAGGTTTCCTTCATTGTCAAATAAAGGCACAGTCATGATGATTTTAAAATTAGCCATCGGGCTAATAGTGATGTGCTGATTATTGCTCGGTGTTAAGTAAGGATCATCTGGACTGACGATCACAGAGTTAGCAAGAACTGTTGCAGGTGGAAAGGCGAAGGTCTGCCACTTAGCGTTATTGACTAACGCAGTTGCTAGTGTGGTTCTAAGAGTCGTTATGGCTACTGGCATTAGCCCACCATCGACCGCGGATCAAGTGCATGAGCGATCAATCCTCGCACCTTAGCGAGAAGCTGTGCGCTCATTCGGTAAGGGCTTGGCTGGAAATCCACAGCGTTACTGCCTGAAAGAGTTGCAGTACGCGCTTGCCAGATTTCAACAGATATCATAAGGGCTGCTTGCTGGACTGCCTTATCATCTGCCCAGTCTTGATAAGTTTCAGATTTAACTAAAGCATAAGGATTGATTGGGTGCTTTGGTGTGTCAGTTAAGTGAGATGTAGTGACAGTTATGCTTCTCTCACTTACACCTGTAACAGTTTTGTTGCCGTTAAACTTAGCCCCAGCACCTTCCACATTGATTGTTTGCCCAACATAGAATTCATCTGTGATAACGAAATCGAAATATAAAGTGCCGACTGTGCCGACATTAGAATGTGCAATAGCAAAATTAGTGTTAGCCCATAGCATAGGGAGTAGGACTGCATCTGTTGCATCGCATACTTCCTGCAAGGTTGCATCTGGATACAATGTGCCTACGCCTAGTGTTGAGCGTAACTCTGCAACTGTTGTAAGTGCCATGATGTCCTTTCTAAAGACTCTGGGGAGTAGAGGGCTACTACTCCCCAGAGTGACTTAGTGAGTTTTTACTGCTTGTTGTTCTTGAATGCGCCAGCTGCAACCTTAGTTGCGATTGCACCGAATCCGTAGTAACCAACTGTTACTGATCCGTTAGCTGTTGATTCTGCACGCAAGCGGTATGTTGGTGACTCGTACCATGTGTATGCATCTGGGTTCACGATTAGGATAGTTCCATCGCCATCGCCAGCGTTTGTTGGATCAACATATAGGTTAAGTCCTGCAACATTACCTGTTAGTGATGTTGGTGATACTTGACCGCCAGCGTTCATTGGCTGTGATGCTGTGTAAATTGGGCGACCTGCATCGTTCAATGACATGATGTTAGACCATTGTCCTGTTGATACAACCATGTTGCGAGCGAATGGATTTGGTAATCCTGCTGTTGCGCCATACACAGAAGCTGAACCGCGAGCAACAATGCCTAGCAATTCTGCTGCTGTTGGGTATGCTGCTACTGTTGTTGCATCTAGTGATGCACCTGAGATAAGTGCTGCATTTACTGCTGCGTTTGTAGCCTTTGCGTAAGCTGCTGCCATGTTGCGTACTAGCTCATCAAAGAATGCTGGAGATGTACGATCTAGCAATTCAACAGAGAATGTCTGCTGTCCTGCGTACTTCTGTACTGTTACAGATAGGAAAGAAGCATTCTGATCTGTGTCGCTGAACGCATCGCCTTCTGGCTCGATCGCAACAGTTGGAACTGCTGTGATCTTTGGAATCTCAAAAGTCATACCTGCATCTGGCAATACTCCACGAGAGATTGCATCGATTGAAGGACGGATTGTTGTAGACAATGGGTTGATGATTTCAGACAGTTGGCGTGTTGGAACAAGTCCTGCGTTGTCTGTTGTGTCATCTGCTGCGCGTAGGTATTGACGAGCGTTGTCATCACCTAGAGCTGCACGGATTGTGTTTTCTGCATACTTAGCAGCTGTAACTTCAATGCGTGGCTTTGTGTAGTATGCTGCTGAAACAGTTGGGCGAGCAGCTTCGACCGCTGGTGCTTCAACTGGTGTTGCTTCGACTGCTGAAGTGGTTTCTTCCACGATGGCTGTCTCGCTTTCTGTTGGTTGGGTTGTTTCTTCCACAGCAGATTCTTCTGCTGCAATATCGGTGACCTGAGCCGACTTGAATGCTGGCTCTGTTACCAAACTTACTTCGACCAAGCGAGCAGCGGATACATAAGTTACGCCGTCCTTGATCTTTGACTTTAGGACTTCTGCCCCGATTGACAAACCTGATTGCAATCCTTCTTCTGCAAGGATAAGAGCTTCTGTACCGCGCTGTGAGCGACTGATAGAAAATACTGCATCGATTGAGTTATCTGATTCGCTAAATGAAACCATGCGACCTAGAGGCTTCTTTGCATCATGCTGGCTTAGCAATTTGATTGCTTTAGGATCTTCGATAGCGATTGAGCCAGAGGCAAAAATAACCTTGCCCATGTTTGTTGATCCTGCCTCAACATTTAGAGGCACAATTTTGCCTGATACTGTGCGGCTTGCTGAATCTGCTGTGAGATCAGTTGAGAAGGTAATTACTTGATTCATACTAGACCATTATTTCCGTTAGGTGTTAGATCGGTCATTTCCATCGCTTGCTCTGGGGTAATCAGGTTAAGCGTTAGCAGTTTTTCAATGACTGCCAATTCTTGAAGTGGATCAGTACGCAAGAAGTTCTTATCAATATCAAACTTCACGACATTGCCACGGGCTGTAATGTCATCCATTGATAGGCGATCTTCAATCGCTGTAATGAATGGCTGTAAAGATAGTGTTAAGAATTGCTTTCGCTCATCTTGCACATTTGCATAAGTCATAGAGTTATTCTGATCTGCTGATACATAGTAAGCAGGTACATTGCATAGGCGAGCAATCTCTGTTGCAAGATTAAAAATTGCTTCTCCGTACATCATGTCTTTAGGTGAAAATGATACTGGGTTATATTCCAGAGTAGATGTTAGGTATGCAGTAGAGCGATTGTTGCGAGCAGTACGCCATGCAGCAAGAAGTCCGGAAACTTCTTTAGGATCTAGGTCTGCGCCTGTGTTCTTAATGTAACCAGTTGCCATTGGAGTTGCTGCTGCAATCGCTGCTGCTTTTTGTACATCGATGGCTGCGCGAATCGTTGAAGCACCTGTGTTAAGAATGCCATCACTTAATGATTGGAATGTAACGAGAGATCCAAGTCCGTCCATCGGTAATGTTGTGCCATCAACTGCATAAGATCTAACAAAAGTGTTAGTGCTATCTAAAGTAATTGTTACTCGGTTGTTAGCGATCCACTCAAAGCGAGATGGGCGTCCGTCTTCCTGATAAACTTCGACCACTTTCCAGAAGGCTTGCCCATATAGTAGAAGCGAGTCCACAGTCCATGCAATCGTTACTGATCGTGGTTGTGAATATGAAGGTTGCTCTAACCAAGCAGGTGAACCTAATTCTTCATTGGTAGATTTTTTGTAAAGCTCTAAAGGAATCGCACCGATTGTGCCAGCAAGTAAATTGCGGCAACGCATAAGAGCTGGGACAGACATCGCTTCTGTCCTGCCGATGTATGCAGTCTGGAATGGCATTGCATAAGGTGAATACTCACCAAGCACCTGTGGTGCAGACTGTGCTTCTAGTAAAGGCTTAGATTCTAGACCAAAGGCTTGCAATAATTTACCCATAGACAGAAATTGTAGCATTTGTCAAGCAATTAGACAATGTGCTAGGGCGTGTCTAAGTATAAATCTGTGGCTTAGGTTGTGGGATCATCAACTTGCTTACGACCATTGCCAGACCAATAGGTGCTGAGATATCTCCAGCCGATTTTCGCTTAATGATGCGCCATGCGCTGTCGTTCACTTTTGCGCTGCAATTATTCATCTGCTGGATAAATTCTGCTTGACCATTATGGACAACTCTGTGGTTATTAAGTCCTTCTGCAAGGTCTCCACAGGCTTTGTAGAACTGCTGACCTGAGACATCCTCGACCATAACTCCAGCGTTAGCCAAGCGATCTGCAATAGTTTGTGTTGCGTACTTGTCAAAGCAGACTAGGCGCGGCTTATAGATGTCACACCAAGCCTTTATACTTGCCGCCATTTTTAGTTCATCAATGGCAACCTGAGAGCTGTAAGTCTCCAAGATTCCGATGCCAATCCGCCCATCTGGGAGAAGTTGTCCTGCGACCAATGATCCGTTCCTGCGTGACGGACTGACATCAAAACCGAATACAGTATAAGCCCCAATAGACATTTCTAGGGTGCTATCTGAGGTTTCTTCCAAGATGCCGTGTTGCCATGGGCTGCTTAACGAGTCGATCCATTGGCAAAGAGTTTCCGTGCGAGTGTTTTCAATCGGCGAAGTAGCAATCGCTTCTTCAATCGCTTCTTCTGTAATGGTGTATCCCAAAGAGGGGTTAGCCAAAGCCCATGCATCGCGGTCAGTTATCTTGCAATATTGTGGCGCAGAATACTCGTAGAAGCCAAAGGACTTTGGCGGGTAGTCGATGGCTCGTTCTCTAAGGTCGTTGAGAACAGTTGAGAACGCATCTCCAGCATTAGAGGTAAGAAGCGTCTGACTATTTGGGTGAGCTCTAGTAGTTGGAGTTGCTGCTCTAAATCCATCTTCTGTGATCTCTCGGACTTCATCGATGTAAAGTAGCCCGTTGACACTTCGTCCGCGAGATCCATCTCTAGTAGCTGCAACGACATCAAGGCGCGCTCCAGAGAGCATTTCAATAGACTCCGTGCCATTAGCGTGTCTGATTTGTTTAACGAATCCTTTGAGGTGGTCATTGGTCTCCAATAGGTGAGTTACTTGTCTGAATGTGTCTAGTGCCATAGATCGGTTAGAGCTCATAATAAGCACATTGGTATTCCACTTAATCAAATGA